ACCGCATCCAATCGCGCCTGCAAATCGTCTACCCTGCGCCGTAGTGTATCTCGCTCCACCTCCAGCGCCTCGACGCGTGCCTGCAGCACCCGCTTTTCAGCCTCGATGACCTCGATGCGATGGCTCACCCGCGTGACCTCAGTCTGTAGGGCCGTGACCACCGTCGCCAGCGCCTCGACGCCGGTCTTACGCGTGCCTGCCGCCGTCTCGTTACGCTGGCCCTTCGCAGCGCGCCAGGCGATAAGGACCGCGATCAATGCCGCAATACCGGGCAGCGCTGCAACGAACATGTCGAGAGAGAGCCAGTCTAGATTCATCGTTGCCCGCCTACTGATACTTGAATGTGCCCGACCGCTTGGCCGCCGCGTCCTCTACCGAGATAGCGACGATGATTGCCACGAATACCGGCTGATAGGCAGCGATGATGAACTTGATATCCTCAGCCAGGTTGGGCGATGCATATTTGCCGACGAAAAAGAGAACGAGCGAGATGATGGTATCGAGCACAAGAAGCAGGAACTTGCGCGAGCGTAGCAGTCCAGAAACAGGGTTCATGGTATCTCCTCCAGACAACAAAAAAGCGCCGCGAAACCCAATGGGGTTCCGGGCGCTCATCTCCGGGGTGGCTGGGGGATTATCCGCCCTTCCAGCCTGCTAGTTCATCTTACCACAATTAAGGCGCGATGTCAAGTTTAGTTGACATTTTGTCAACCCTCCTTGGCGGGGCAGCCTGGCGCCACTCCACCACCGCCCCGCACGCGCACGCGAACGTGCCACAGCGGAGGATGATGAAGCCACCGGGATAACGCCAGATGACGAGCTGATTGTCATCGTTTACCCAGCCCACGACGAACCCACATTGCGGACATCGCCACGCCGCTCGCCCCGGCTCTGCCATAATCTCCTCCGGTGTCGTACCTAGTCGCGCTGGTTAAGCCACGTCACAACCCTACCCACAGCCGCAAATATCCAGAACAGCGATATAAGAGCAAATGCCGCCTGGTGTCCCGACGATGGGGCATATAGGGCAGTGAGAAGTGCCAGGAACAGGTCTTTGACGATGTGTCCGACCAGCGACCATTCGGCATCCGCCTTTTCCCGCCTCCTTTGTTCGCGCAGCTCTTTTACCGCTCGCCAATGCGTCCACTTGCGCTCCTCTGGATCGTAGTTCATCACGCCTCCTCCGGTTCCGTCGCCGCCCACCAGTCCTGAATCATCTGCCGCACCTTCCGCCGGTGCGCAATCTCGCACAGCCGCTCGACCTGCGCCCGGGCCTTGGTCCTCAGAATCTTGTGGTGGTAGCAGTAGCGCGAGCCCGGGCCGATGTAGGCGTGACACACGCGGCAGCGCCCCTCGACCGGCCCAGGTTCCGCGCCCTCGAAATCACCCATGCCATGTCCGCGTAGCATCTTGCCTCCTATATGTGCTTCCATGTATCTCGGCGGACGATCTCACTAATATTCGGTTGACTCACCGAAAACCTACGCGCTAGCTCAACCTGGGTGCATTCTCCCGCCGCGTAGAGGCTTCTGATTTGACGCACTTGTTCCCTTGTGAGCTTGGCGCGATAATGGGCCTCTCCCCTGCTGGGCGTGGCGTCCAAAACACGATAAGAATAGAGCATGTTTTCGCTGTGTGTGACCCACTCTAGATTCTCTACTCTGTTATCACCGGTGTCGCCGTTGCGGTGATTGATTTCATGGCACCCTTGTGGCTCACCTAAGAACGCCTCTGCGACTAGCCTATGCACATAACGGGCGCTACGCTTTCGGCCCGCGAACAATCGCGCTTGTTTATATCCGTTTCTGACAATGCCCAGTCGCAATATTCTGCCGGGGCTCGTTCCCGATCCACCCTTCACGCGCCTCACGCGTCCTAGGTTGCTTACTTCATACCATCCCTCAAAAGCTTTAACCGAGCGCCATTCCTCAGTGTTGTGTCTTTGCACGTTCAGCCTCCTCTACCAGTCGCTTGCATCGCTCCAATGCCACACCCGCCGGGATGTAGCCGACCTGCCCGTCGCGCTCCCAGTGGAAGGGACAAGCCTCGTGCTTCTCGCACGCATCCGGCGGCAGGGTGCAGTAGCGCGTACACCACACGATGCGCGGGTCGTCGGCGCTCATGCCGCGGAACCAGCTATGGTTGCTCTCGTAGTGGTCCCAGGGCGCCGTGGCGTGGAAGTATTGCGACTGGCCGGTCATCGGATCTCCTGCAGCCACTCTGCGGCATCGTCCACGCTGCGCCAGACGCGCCCGTCAACCCACGGTGGATGGAAGTAGGGCCGATGCTCCGCCCACCATTTCTCCTCAGCGGTGGTCAGCCCATTCACGCCAACCTTGCCCTCGACATACAGGCACCGACCGTGCCCCAGGTAGACGCGATCGGGATGCCCGGCAAGCTGCGCCCTCGTGCGACGGTCCTGGCTGAACTTGTCCACCACGAACCCAGCGCGCGACATAAGCTCATCCACATCTTCCAGCATCTCACTCTCGGTCATGGCTGGCCTCCTTCGCCGCAAGGAATGCGAGACAGACAGCTTCGGGCAACGTCGGCGCGGTTCGCCAGACGCTTCCTGCCACTGCCGCGTTTGGGTCGCCCAATATCAGGATGCACAGCGTTTCGTCTGCGTAGATTTCCAGTTGTACATCCATGCCGTCACGGACCGCCGCATCGACTACCAGCTTGGCAGCACTCCAATCGCTGCTATAGCGGTAGAGCTGCCGCTCGGCATAGCTCAACGGGTCCGCGTGCGCCTTGTCGGGGCATAGGCAAGTTGGGTAATCGTCCTGCATATCGCCTGAGTATGTCCTACCACAGCCCGCATCGCACCCCATCGCCACTGCTATCTTCACGTCCAGCTCACGTCCCATCATCAGCCTCCATCTCCTCTCGGTATGCCGCAAACACCAGCCGGTCCACCAGTTCCGTCCAACCACGGCGACGCTCATGCCCTTCAATGCGACAGGTGTAGATGATGGTATCGTTTACCGCCACAGTCACGTCATAGTTGCCGATGGCCTCGTTGCCGGTGCCGTCGTTATGAAAGGTCACGGTTAGCATATCATCTCCTTTGTCCCGCACGGGACGGCCTATGATTAGGATACGCCCATCCTGCAACTCAATATGCCCGGGTTCCTCCCCGTGTCCACAACAAGATGACCGCATATCAATGCCTGCTGCCTGCAGCGCCGCCACGATGTCGGCGATGCAAGCATCAATGGCCTTGAGCCGCCATTCGTCCCGACCTGTAGCAGAGAGGTCTGCGGGCACCTTAACGTACACCATCACGCACGTTCCCCATTGGCACATCGTCATCTCCATCATCGACTTCGTTCCGCCCAAAACGGCTGCACATTTGCACGCACGCTCCGCGCCTCGCCGCACACCGGGCAATGGTAGCGCTTCCACATCCGCCCGGCGCGCCAGTAGCGGTGGTGGAATATCATCGCACGGATGCGCCGGCAGCGCGGGCAGTGGAGGTGCATGTCACCATTCCTCGGCCCATACGCCATACAGCCAGCGATACAGCCGCGCCTCTACCCACGCCGCCAGCCAGCACGGCCAGTGTCGGCATACCTCGAACTCGGCATTGTGGAGGTCGCCGCAGTGGGTCACGAACGAACGGTAGATCCACAACTGCAGTCGGTCACGCATCATCATCTTCCTTCGCCCGGCCCGAGGGCTGCCTTTAGCTCCGTGTGCAGCTCAGCCCAGGATTGCCTATAGGCCGGCGGCATGTCACGAGGAGCCACGCCCAGCAGCGCCACGGTGTCCATCAATACTTCCAACCGCCGGCCCAGGTCGCGCCACTGCTCTAGGGTCAGGTTCTCCGGTATATAGGTCTGGAGCTCGTCAACCATCGTCATCTCCTTTACCACGGTAGGCCCGGGGCGGGGGCGTTGAGTCACGTATCGTCCACTTCGAGCGGCATCGCTGCGTCGGTCATGTAGCGCGCCTTACGATACTCGCTTGAGGTCACGTCGGGTTTGTCATGCCCGTTGTCGCGCTCTTTCCCCAAATGCACCCGTAACAGGTACGGCAGCAGGTCGCCGTCGGGCGGGCGCTTGCTATACTCCCACAAGAGCCCCATAAGGCGCTTGAATCCGGCCTTGCCCTTGCCCATGCGCTTGGCGATACCCCCTATCTCACCATAGTCAGGTGGGTCCAGGCCGGGATAGAGTATTTCGACCATGCGACGGATAAGCGCTGGCGTGTTGGCGTAGGTCTTATAGGCTTCTTCCCAGTCATCCCAACAAGTAGGAACGGGAGACGAGGAAACGGCGGGCGCGTCAGCGCCCCTTGGGGGTTCTTCTGTATCGTTAACGCTACTGCTAACGCTAGTGCTAACCCTAACTCTATGGGGCCACCCATCGCCTTGGCCGTTGTCGTTAGGTAAGTCGTTAGGTAAGTCGTTAGGTAAAGGCTCGGGTTCATTCTTGGTGGGCCAGTTGTCAGTCAGCACCTCGTTGTCCCGGCGATACCGCAGGCGGTCATGCCAACCGTTCGGCGCGGGGATGTCTGAGGGATAGGCCCACTGTGGTGACTGGTACTTCCACCAGTTGACGATCTGTAGATAGGACTTGCCCTCGGTAGTGTACACGAACACGCTCTGAATGCCGTGTAGGGCCTCCAGGTCGCTTTCAATGTCCGATAGGGGTATGTCCTCGTAGGGGAACACCGTAGAGCGGATCAGCGCCGGGTGGGCACGCAATCGGCCCTGGTCGTCGGCGTTGGAGAACAGCCCGATAAAGAGCAGGCGTTGGCGCACGGTCAGCGACGCCATCGTCTCAGACATCCAGAAGCATGGGTCAATCATTCGTCGGCTAGGCATTGGAGCTCCTTACCAAAGAGTCTGCTTGACGATTTCGCCAGCAGCCTCGGCGTCCATCATCCAGGTGATGAACTCTTCCAAGTTCATCACTGCGACAAGCTGGTGATCTACTTGGTGTCTCAGCCAGTTCTCAGCACCAGGCTTGTACCCGCCACCGCTCAGAACGATGATGGTCGGCAGGGGGAAAACCTCTTTGATGTTCCGAACGAGGTAGGGAAATTTCTCGTCCACGCTGCCCGTAGCCGACTGCCATTTGCATTCGATGATCAGGCCATTCGGGTATTGGCGCAGCCCGAACACCCGGAAGTCAGCACAGATGGGGGTATCATAGATGCTCGGCCCGATGTCCACTTGCCGTTCTACATGACAGCCTTTCCGCATTAGGACGCCACCGATGATGTCCTCTGCTTCTCTGCCCGTAGCGTTTGCCTTCTGTCCTTGATTCATCTCACTCTCCAAATGATACGCCGGGCTCCATGCGCTGCCAGCAATCACCCAGCTCACAGAATGCGTGATAGAACGCGCCAATGTCGTTGCCAAGATAGAACACGGCAGATGGGAACGGCGCCGGATCGGTGTTGCCTCCGAACGTCAGGCGCCCGATGATAAAGCACACCGGATAGTCGCGTAGTCGTAGCCACCATTGCGTGTCGGTGCGTGCTGGCACAAGGGCGATGGCCTCGGTCACATCGCCGCGCTCATACTCCAGGCATAGCTTGGCTACCCAGTCATCAATCTCTCTCCCGTAAGGCGGATTCATGTAGACGCGCCCGCCCCAGGGCATCATCAGGCCGTCGTTGTCCGCCGTAAAGTGCCTGGCCGCGGGTATGTTGGGACTGAGCTGGCTGTTTGAGCATGGGTCCAGGTCAATCTCGCCCAAGCAAGCAAGCGTGGCGTCTATGATGACCTGCGGGGTGTAGTGCTCAGCGGTCTTACTGGAGTAGTGGACGGCCATGGGGTCGGGCTCGGGCTCGCGCTCCTCTTCGTCCTTGTCAAATTCCGACAGTCCTCGATTATATTGTGCCAGCTCGGCATCAGACATTGCGGCAGGAGCACAGAAGGGTGGATATGCGTAACCACAGCCCGAGCAGACGTAGACGCCATAGACGCCATACTCATAGACTGAGCCCTTCGTCAAAACGCGGGGGGCATAGCATCCCTTGTGGCAGTGTCCGGTATAGGTCTCTGGCTCCATTGCCCATTCTTCCTTGCTCGGACACTCGCCTTGCGCAACCATCTTTTCTGCAAGCTCAATCGCCGGCGGTGTGGGCAGTTCTCTTTCCTCGGGCTGCGCCTTGCCGATGTTTGATATATCCATCGTGTAGGTCGTACCATTGCGGGTGACGGTGACTGGCTTATCTCTTCCGTTTGGAAGAGATGATGCCCAGCGCGAAATGGTGCCTATACCCACAGCAAGCTCTTTGGCAATCCGCTCTTGGCTCCAATCCGTCAGCCTCAGCAGCCGCGCGCCGGCCTCGCGCTTTTGAGCTTGAGACATCGGACGCGCATTCTTGGCGTTGTCGATGGCAGCATAGACCATGGCGTCTTGGCGACTGCCTTCGCGGATCTCTGCCTCAATCTCTGCCAGTCCAAGAAATTGGGCCGCCGCTACCCGGTGGAATCCCGCCGATAGTAGAATCGTGCCATTCTCGCGGAATGCAACGATCGCGGGGAATTCGTCACCGTTTGTCATGGCGATCACGTAGTCCTGCACTGTATTGGGGTCAGTGCCACGCGAAGCAAGCTGAATTTCGGGGTCAACGGTCAGATCAGAAACGTGTACCTTCACGGTCTCGCCCTCCGTGTGAACGCAAAAAAGCCCACTACCTACGACGGACACCTTGGTTGCCTAGACCGAAGGCGGGCGCTGTAGATAGCGGGCTCTTTCGCCGCAAACTCGTATGGGTTTGTGAGAGGTGTCCGCAAAACAGAACACCCGCACTTCGGTCTAGGCTTGTACCCATCTTACCATGATCCCTCTCCGCTGTCAACCTACACCTCCCACAGCGTCGCCTGCTCGTCCCCCACGTCAAAGCTCGTCTGGTCCGGCTGGCACCAGGACCACACGCCCGGCTCGTGCTGCTGAAACGCCAGTGGCTTGCCGCCGACGCGGACGAGGAGCTCGTGATCGGAGACGCGCTGCACGCCACAGCGAAATCCGACGCCCAACGTATTGTTCCATCGCTGTGCCACCAGCACTGTTTGGCCGACGATGTACGGTCCCGGCGTGACGATGGTGAGCGTGGTCATACCCACACCCTCTCTTGCCATGCCGCCTTGCAGTTGCCACATACCCACCAGTGCGAGGGCGTCCATTTGGCGACGACCGTCTGGTGGCAGTGTGGGCACAGCACGCCCACCCGGTAGTGCGGCGGCATGTGGTCGCGCTTGCTTAGCCAGTCCCAGGTTGCCGTGGATGGCGGCGTGGCGTCGTCGAAGGACAGTTGAGCAGCGTTCATCTTACCCTCACCATCCCCCACCCGTACCAGGCATCCCATCCCGGCTCGCCGAGGTCGAGCGCGTGCGACGCGAGCCAATTGTATGCCTGCTGTGAAGTCCACTCGGGATGCTCCGACAGCACCAGCCCAAATGCACCGGCGACGTGTGGGGCTGCCATGCTCGTTCCGCGCTTGTAGCAGTAGTTATCGCCGCTGCCACAGCCGCCGAGCACCATGTCCCCAGGTGCCGCAAAGTCGATGTATCCGTAGCTTGAATCATATGCCAGCGCCAAGTCGGCGTCCACGGATGACACGGCCACGACCTCAGGCCACGCCGCCGGATACATCGGACTCGCCGTGCCCTGGTTGCCCGCTGCCGCCACGACCACGACGCCGGCCGCCACGGCATCCTGCACCGCTTGGTGCAGGTAGGGCATCAGAAACGAGCCGGCCAGGGACATGTTGATCACGCGAGCGCCGTGCGCCACGGCGTACTCGACGCCCTCGTAGATGTCCGTTTCCGCGCAGTCGTAGGAACAGACGCGCACTACCATCAGCCTGCACTCACCGCAGGCCCCGGCAATCCCCAGGTCATTGTGTGGCGCGGCGAGCACGGAGGCCACGTGCGTTCCGTGGTTGGCGATGGGCGACGGGTCGTCGTCCTCGTCCACGCAGTCCCAGCCGGACACCATGTGCGGCTCGTCGTCCAGTGCATACCACCCGGTGTCGAGCACGGCGACGATAGCGCCAGCGTCACCATCCTGGCGCTGTACGCCTATCGTTTGCATGTCCCACTGTTCCGACCAGAGCGGGTCCGTAGGTACGTGCGGGTCATAGTCTCGGGTGACGGTAGGCAGGTATATCGGCGAGTCGAACGGCAGCGGCCTGGGCGGTGGATCTTGCTGCTCGATCGTCAAGATGTGCAGCCGGGTCGTCTCGCGCCCAGCCGACGCCAACGAGGCGAGGTGCGCCTCCTCCGTCCCCGGTGCCACGCGCAGCAATTCCCACCGTCCGGCGTCGCTGCGCACGGCGATGACGCCGCTCTCGTACTGCGGCGACTGTGCGGTGGCGGGAGCAGCCAGCAGGAGCGCGAGCGTTAGGACTAGGAGAAGGCGGGTGGTCATAGCAGCCCGTCCTGTCGCAGCGCCTCGCTCAGTTCGTCCACTCGGCACGCGCATTCGTCGCGCTTGGTGCGATACATGCCCTCCAGCTCTGGCGCGGCATAGTCGATGCTGGCCTGCAGCGCACGGATGCGGCCCAGGAGCCCGTTGCGCTCCAGGATGCGCGGGTCTACCTTGCCCGTCCCTTTGCAGTCGGGGCACTCGACGCTGATGGGATGGTCAGACTGGTCAAAGCCGCCCGTATCGCGCTCACCCGTTCCATTACAATATGGACAGTTCACCGCCCCACCTCTCTCGGGTCCGCGCTGTTCTGGAATAGCCCGACCACCAGCGACGTGCCCAGGTAGCACACAGCCATCGTCACGGCAGCCGACACCCACGAGTGCGTCGCGGCGAGCATGACGCCGCCCCAAAAGGCGGAGCATAGTAGGCTGGCGATGATGTTTGCTGCAACGGTTTCCTTGTTCATTGTCTTGGCCTCCGGTTCTGCTTCGCCCACAGCAGCAGCACGCCGATGCCCAGGAACGCCGCTGTGAACAGGGTGAACATGATCTCGGCGAAGTGGGTCATCACACCGCCTCCTCGCGTCGCGCTAATTCAGCGTCGATGATGGCAATGATGCGCGTGTTTTGGGCCATTCGTTCACGGACATCCTCATGCCCGTCAAAGTAGGTTTCAATGCCCCGCGAGAGTGCATCTTCGCAAAGGCGGTTGTCCTTTATGCACGCGGCCCGGTCGATCTCGAGTTCCCACAGGGAATATTGTGCGATGTCCATCTCACACCCACCCCATCAGGTAGGCCGCGAATAGGCCGGCCACGAGGCCAATCATGCAGGCCCACATCAGGGCCGTGCTCCACTCGATTACTGCCGTCTCCGCCACAGGTTCGTGGCTGGCGCGTGGGCCGTGGCCGTAGCGTCGGTAGCCGCGATTGTATGTGCCCATATCAGTCCTCCATCATCTTCAGAATGAACTTGACGCGCAGGGATGCCGAATCTGCCATACTCGCGGCCCGCTCAGACACGGTATGGTGGGCGTCGCGTTGGCCCAGGCTGTACGCGATGTCAAGCGAGCGCCAGATCAACAGTGGGGTACACTCTGCTGCTATGCGCTGTACCAATGAGAGATCGGCATTGGGCACAAAGTCTCCATGTTCAATCTCTGCAAGTTCCTTGAGTAGCGCCAATTGCTCTGCCTTCACCGTCGCCTCCTTCTCAGGCACCCGCCGGGGCTGGGCTGTCCCGCCGCTTCCACAACCTGTATAGTGGTCGCGGACTACCGGAACAGCGCACGGCATGAAGCCGACTTGAACCCCGGACGGATGCCATAGCTGCTGGTGCCGCCGTCAGCCCTGCGGACATTCGGTATAGTGGGCACAATGTCACGCACGGCCCAGCAGCGATGAATCACTCAGTTGCCTTCCGTGCCTCAATCTCCAGCTTGGCGATACGCTCCGCCAGGTCATAATTGGCCATAGCGGCCTCATTCGATAGCTGCCCATAGTGCTCGCAGACTTCGGCATATGCCCGCAATTCCGTCTGCCACTTGAGCGTCAGCCCGAACATATGGCTTTTGTCGGGCGACTCAGCGCGGACCATCGGCGGGCTCCCCGCGTGCCATCTGCAGCAACACCGCCAATTCGGCGTCGCTGATGTCCACGCTGCCCGCAAGCGCGCTCTGGCGCACCACGCCATTCTCGACGTAGCCGTAGGTCAGCAGCCAGCCGCCAAAGTCGAGGCGTCGTCCCAGCACCAGACGGTCGCCGGGGCCATAGCTCGGGGTCAGGACTGTCCATTCCTCATTCACCTGCAGGCTCCTCTCCGTACACCTCGGCCACGGCTGCGTCGATCTTGGCATGCGCATCGGCCCAGGCGTCCAAGTCTGCCTTGGCCTCGTCCATTGTCCCGGTGAAGCTCTTGACGCTCTCAACCTTCAACGCCTGGTGGACCTCGTCGTCGGACATACCGAGATTCTCGCGGGCATATTGCCACAGTCGGCCCAGCACCTTGCTATCGTGTGTCCAGTGCAGGGCAGGCTTTGGTGCTTCCGCCTTGTGCCCGTTTCCCTTGTCCTCTGCCGCCTCGTCGTCGGGGTCGTCCTCGCCGGTGGACATCAAGAATGTCTTGAGCAAGCCATACTTGACGGCTCCGGTGAGCGCCTTGTTCATGCCCTTGTCCTGGCTGTCGAGCGCCTCGCCGACCCAAGTCACAATCACGGTCGCGCCCGTCTCGCTGTCGGCGAACATAGCGTCCAGCATGATCTCAGTGCGATTGCCGTCCTTGCTCATGTCCACCACGTCGTTGAAAAAGGCGATACCCACGTTGCCCATCGCGCCGCGAACGGCGTCGAGCACGTCGGAGTCGGTGACGTATTCATAGTTGAAGTGAGTGTTTTTGCCGCGCTTGGGCAGGCGCTTGATCTGTGCCATCGCCTCCGCCATGCGCCTGTATAGACTGGCCAACTGTTCCGGGGTTCCTGTCGTTTTCATCTTACGTCTCCTTTGGGATGGTGCGGCATCTCCCGGGGTCGCTGGCCCCGAGGTCCGCCGCCGTGCTTGCATAAGGGGGACTATGCTCGGTCACATAGCTGTATGTTGTGGATTCATCTGAGTTAGCACCAATCATCAGCGGGCGTCCTCCTTTGGATGGATGACTATAGATTCACCGCGCGGGACACCTCGGCGAGCGTGAACGTGCCCGCCTCGGCGAGTGCGGCCAGCGATAGCGCGATGCTGACCAGTGCCTCGGTGCGCGCTACCATATACATTTCTATGGCCCCCGTATCGTGCGGCATCGGCATTCCTGCGGCGATTCCCAAAGTCTCCAGCGATTGTGCGGCAATATCCTTGGCCTCTTTGCACATCTCACTTTCCTCCTTGTCGGTGCTGCCTAGTACGGGTAGCTCGCTGCGCGTGCGTCGGCCACCGTCTCGGCCTCGTCGCGGGCGTCCTGCTCCTGGCATTCGTGCTCGTAGCAGGCCAGCAGCGAATCCCAGCGCGCCACGGTGTAGATGCGTTTCTCACCTTGTGGCGGGTGCTCGCAGTTGTCCTCGATCCACGTCCACAGGTACGGTCGCGCGCCGTTGACGTTGCGAAGCTGGCACCAGAACGCGTACCCGCACCGCGTCGTCGGCTGCACGTCGAACCCGGGCCAGTTGATGCGACGGTCGAGCGTGGCCAGCTCGAAATCAGATGGGGCGGGAAGGTTGAATGTGTCGTAGATGGTCATGTCGCCTCCTCATATGGGTTAGGCACGGTCGTCTCCTTCATAGAACAGGGCGGCCTCTCGCAACTTCTCTTGGCCCGCGTGGATTGCGTAGCGCTTGAGCGGGAAGGCGTCGTGATACCACGTCGTGTGCGTCATCCAACAATCGCGGTAGGTGGGATAGACCTTTACTTCCCAGCGCCGGTATGCTGGACCGTGCTCGTTCCTCCAGACGCGCATCTGTGGCCCTTTGTCCTGATACCACCATATCTCGTCGCCGTTGGTGACTGTGTGCTGCAGCTCGCCCAGCTTGTTCACCGCTTCCCTCTTTTCTCGTTGGCATCGATCACCTGCTCTGCCGTGCTGTGGTCCCTGGTGCATTTCTGCTCCCCGTCGGGCCAACGAATCGCGGGCTGGCCGCATGTGGGACACTTGCTGACGGTGGCGCGGGGTGGGGGGTTAGTGGGCTTTGGCATCGTGATACCACTGCCTGGCGATGCGCCTACGGTCGGCGCGGGGAATGCCACGCAACGCCGTGCGCTTGTTCAGTTCACGCCAATAGAGCTTGAACGATTGGCGTGCGGCGGGCGACGTGGCAATGTGAGCGTTGCGAGCACGTCGCATCTCTGCCAGCTTGTCGGTGTGTTTCGGCTTGAGCGGTAGGCGCTCCTTGAGCCAGGACCAACCACCTTGAAATGGGTTTCTCATCACTTGCCTCCTTCGACTTGGTACTCGACGCCCTGGTCCACGAGCACCCGGGCGGGCTGTCGCAGGTGGGTGCGCAGAATGCGATGCAGCGTCTCGGCAACCGACGTTCCATCCAGTTCGGCGAAGCTGCGCAACAGTTCGGCGTCCTGTGCCAGCGGTTGCAGGTCATTCCATTCGCGGATGATGTTCCGGATGGTGGCCGAGCGTCCGGCGTCGTTGGTGTCAGCGGCGTCAACGATCTCGATGTCGGGGTCGTACAAAACTACGTTGATTCGGGTGGGGGGAGTTCTGTCTGCCATCATTGCCTCCTTGAAGTCTAGATTTCCAGCTACGCCTATAGTCTATCACATTTTATAGTGTCTGTCAACCCCCAAGTCGCATCCGGGCAAATCTCTAGCAATTCCTTGATATTCCATATGTACACCCAATGGACACCTATGTCCGCAGGTGTACACATCGTGTACACCGATGTACACCTGTGCAAAAGGCAGGCGTGCGCGTGTTCGTGGAGGAGGGAGAGGTCGTCCAGGTCGCGTTCGTGCAGCCCGCCTAACCCCGCAGGATGCCCCGCGTCACGTTAGTCTAGCCGGGAAAAGAAAAGCCCCCTCTCGCCAGGGGGCTTTGTGTGTGGGACGGGGTTAGTCGTCGCGCTGAACCTTGCGGTGGCTTTTGGCGTAGAGCCGATAGCCGTAATCCTCTGTGCTCCATACCGTCACGTTCCGCCGATGTCCCGTCGCCGCCAATGCAGCACGGGACGCCAAGCTTGGTGTCAGCGGTTCCTCTGGTGATACGCCGTTGAGCTCGACCGTTTCGACCAGCGGGCGGTAGCGGGGACCGTGAATGACTGTGAACTCCTTGTGCTCGATGTGCTCCATTGTGTTCTCCTATCCGTAGCAGTCGTCGCACAGCCCGCTATCTGGATCTGTGCTGAACATCACATCGCCCTCGAGCTGCCCACACTTCCGGCACCGCTGCAGCTTGGCGACCCGTGCGTCTTCCCGCTCCATCTGCTCGACCGTAGGGATGTATGGCGTTTCCTCGAACCGTCCGAGCCCGCCGATGCCGAAGCCCTTGTCGAAATCGTGCGCTTCCGGTGCCTGCTCCAACGGCTCGATCTCCTCCAGGCTCTCGAAGTACTCGGACACGCCATCCTCGTCCGGCTTGTCCATCTTCAGAAAAGCCCTGTGTTGATCCAGGCTGACAATGGTTCCCGTCGCCCCATCCCACTTGACCTTGATTCTCTGTCCTGCCTTCACTGTTTGCCTCCTTGTCGCGCGCTCTCTCTCAACTGAACTGCACATAGTATAGCACAGAAGTGTTCACTCTGTCAAGCTACATTGCACACGCTGTATCGTCACATGCCGAACAACGCCGATAGCGCCAGGGACGCCAGGAAATTGACTTTTGGTTGAGATTGGATTCGCCATGCCCGACGCCCCGCGCTATTCACGTCTTTGCCTTCTACGAGTACAGTCACACGACGCGAATAACCCTTGACAGGTGGGGCGGGGCGTGGTACAATGGTGCAAACGCACAAACATGCGGAGGCGTAAACATGTCACGAGTAAGCATCAATCTATCAGCGGATGAGCGTGCTGCGTTCAAGATTGCTTGCGTCGAGAACCGGGAGACAATGACGGATGCCGGACGCAAGATGCTCATGCTCTATTCGAGTGGACTACTGAATGAACTGTGCAAAATGTGGCCGACAATGGCCACGAGCGCTGACTTTGAGGATGCCGCCGAGGCTATTGTAGATTGGCTTGCGAAGTGGGACTGGGATAAGGCCGATGCTGCAGAGGAGGAGCAATCACAATGAATCTCTCTCCTACCGAAATCGCTGAGAAAATCAGCACAACGGGCTTTGTGCTGGGCCAGCGTTCCGGCTTGGAAATGGCAGCCAAACTACTGCTTGACGAGTCGGCAGAGATGTTCAGGAGACGCAAGGACAGCGAGGCACGCTTGCTCCGCGATCTGTCCGACAAGCTGATGCAGAAAGAGAAGGAGCAGCATCGGATTTGGGAGGAGCAATACCGCCCGCTCAGTGAACGCTACTTTGCCATGCTGACTGCCTATGAGGAGAAAACCGATTGGCAGAGCGTGGAGGCCGATGCCGCCCGAGAGGAGGGATGATGGAAGATGACTATGTGACCGAGGCCGAAGTCCGCTACTGTGCGAGGTGCAAGCGCAAGGTCAGGGTCCGCCTACACGCCTGGATTCGGACTGCCGAGGAGAGCGCTAACCAAGCCGAGGTGGAGGTCGAATCCCATTGCGCTGAATGTGGGCACTGCCTTGATTCCGCCAGCGAGTGGATGGAGTTGGTCTAGCCATGCCCCGCCGCCTGGACACCACCGCCAACGTCGAGTCTACACCGTCCGTCGTGGACTTGGACGTGCGCGTGCCACGCGGGCAGGCCGTGACCCTTGCGCTTGGCTTCGGCGTCCTGGTGGCGCTGTTCGTCGGCGGGCAGGCAGCGGGCAGCGACTTGGCGTGGTGGGCCGTGCCGCTGCGTGCGATGTGGCGTGGCGCACAGGCCGGGGCGGGGCTGTTCGTCGCGCTGTTCCTGCTGCACGCGGTGAGCGAGCGGGTGGCGCGGGCGAAGGCCAGGGGGCCGGTGCGACAGGAGATGGACCGGCTCGACTTCGATGCGCCCGAGCCAGAACGCCCAGTCGTCCACGCACGGCTTGAGCTTGTCGCGGGCAACACGCACCGGCTGCTCGACGTGGACATTACGCCCGAGCTGTGCGCGTTTGCGCGCCGGGTGCTGGCGTGGCGAGCCGACGAGGATGCACCGCTGGGGCTGAGCTTTGCGGAGGCCAGCGCGGGGCGGGAGGGCGTGACGCCGCAGGAGTTCACGGCGCTGCGCGACGAGATGATAGCGCGCGGCGTGCTGCGGTGGAAGAATCCCGAGCACCATTTGAGCGGGTACGAGTTTCGCGCCGGGTTCGATGAGGCGATGCGGTACGTAGCAAGTTACGAGATGGAGGTGTAATGATGGAGGTATGCAGATGGTGTGGCAAAGCGCGCGAGATTCGGCGTGACGATACCGTTGTTGGTGACGACCTGTTGCGTATCCACGTTACCGATGTTACCACGACGCCAGCCACAAAGCGCGTTGACCTAGTATGTGTTGAGTGCTATCAGGCCGAAAGCGTCATAGAGTTGTTCTGTGAGCGCCAGGCGGGTGTCTGCTATGATAGCGTGCGTGAGAAGGCGATGCACGCATATCTGGAGCATGGGCGCGCCATAACAGTGGGGCAAATGCTAGAGATTCTGAAGGCCGACTATCCCCCACCGCCGCCTACCTAGCGCGTGCAGCGCCGTACAGTACGCACGCACGTAGGCGCACGTAGTGGGGGAGAAGGGAGCGAGGGGATGGCACTTGAGATTTTCTTCCGAGAGGACGTGGCCCGCATGCTCACGTCGCCCGTCGCGGCGATGTGGCCGAAGCTGACCGCCGCCGAGCGCGAGTTGGCGGCCCACCTGCTGCGCTGCCAGTTGTTGGAGTTCGGCGCGCTGCCGGCAGGGCAGGGGGAGGACGTGTTGGAGATGGTGAAGGAGGAGGTGAGGTGAGCGAGAATAAGAATTATTACGTCGATGCCGAAGCCGTGCGCGCCGAGCGGGAGGCAAACTTGGCAATCATCCAGAGGCTCATTGATGTCCACCAGCGGGCGCTCGATGATGAGACGGTGAGCGACCCGCGAATCGTCCGCCAGGCGCGGTATGCCATCCGCCAGCTCACGTATGCGCTGAACGCCATCCGCGCCCGTGGGGAGGTGGTGAGATGAGTCCTACTTTGCTAGAGATAGCTCGCGCAATGGCGGAGCCGCTGACGTTCCGGGCCAAGGTATGGGCGATGATAGACGAGGAGGTGCGGCTTGCCGTCGCCGCTGAGCGGGAGGCGTGCGCGAAGGTGGCGGAGGATTTTGGAGCATCTGCTATGAGCCGGGCCCCTGAAGTGCCGAGCAATCTATCGGCGTGGTCTGGCGGTGAGATTGCGATGGCAAAGCATATTGCCGCCGCCATCCGCGCCCGTGGGGAGGCGGTGAAGGAGGAGGTGAGACATGGGTAAAACGACAGACGAGATACTAGAGATGGCGGATGCGGTTGCTCGCGCACTGGCCGAGGACCACACAGTCACGCTTGCCGGATGGATACAGGGCAAGATTGCCGAAGCCGTCGCCGCCGAGCGGGGGGCGATCGCGGGAATGTGCCTTGAGGCAGGCAACACGGCACTCGCAAATAAACACGGCGAAATAGCAGGGGCACTGTACGTTATGGTCGCCAACATCCGCGCCAGGGGAGACACGGAATGAGCACTCTCAAGAAAATAGGCATAGGCATCGGCATATTGATCGTGTTCAGCGTTTTGCAGACCGTGACCAGGTGGGCAATCCACTCGCTGATGTCCATCAACTGGGCACTCGGACTGTGCGTGTTCCCGATTGTCGTCATCGCCGCCGCCTTGGGCGTGGTCCTGCTAGTCGCCTACATTGTAGACAGGAGGCTAACTTGAGCAACCTTTTGTATGAGCAGCGCATCGCCACTGCCGTGAGCGCCGAGCGGGAGGCATGCCGGGAGATCGCCCGCCAGGAAATGCTACGCTTGCAGGAATGGGAGCAGCATCCTCATCCCGACCATCCAGACGAGGAGGAGAAGGCGCGCGGCGGGTGGATGGCTGCCAGAGCTATTGCTGAGGCTATTGATGCCCGTGGCCTACCGCCCGAATAGCCGCGCTATCAACCCCTGCCCGCTGACCTGCTGCACCTGAATCGGCCCGCCGCCTGGCCCGGTGATCTCCACCCGTAGCACGCCCTCGATGGATGGCGTCGGGGGCACATCGTCGTCCTCGCCCTCAACTGCCAGCGTCACCGCGTCCACGTAGATGTCGTTATGCCCTGGCAGCGCCCACTTGTTCCAGGTATGAATGAACAGAGTGATAGTGCCTGTCTGCGAAATAGTGCTGATGGACGTGGACGCATACTCAGCCTCGCCGCGCACCCAGTTGCCCCAGTCGATGCTATCAGCCTGCCAGTCAATGCCCCCTCGCGTATCAATGCCAGCGCGGAGGTAGATTTCACCGTCTGACACGTGCGGGTCTTGCCCCTCCGTACACCACGCCTGGAAGGGTACACTGAACGTCACGCGCTTGCCCGCGCCGACGTTCACCTGTTGATAGATACCACCGTGCATCACGCCGAACTGCACGAACCAACACTGGCACGTTTCGCCCTCGAGGACGCGATAGGGATAATTGGCGGCGAAGATTGGCTTGTACTCGCCGACCTTCAGCGGACGTGCGGGATTCTGGTCCTGCTCGTGCCATCTCTCAGATGCCCACCACGCCCTCCATCCCTTCGCAACTAGGATATTGTTGTGCCCCGGCTCCTCTATAAACGGCAGAGCCATGTTACCATTCACGAATCCGCTCACAGGTTCCTCCTCATCTGGCGGCTCCGGCTCGCCAGGCTCACTATCCCAACTATCCCACGAATAACCCAACTCTGCCGCTTGCGTGTAATCCTCCACCACGCCCGCTTTGTCGCCGATGCTCCACTCGGGGCGGCTGGGGTCGTGCCAGCGGAATGGGCATACTGCCCGAATCACCTGGTGCGGGTGGCCCTGGTTCCACGTGTCAATCTCGCACAGTGCCTCACGTATCCACCCGTTGTTGACATTCTGCCAGCCCTTGGTCGGGTTGGCCTCGGTCAGGAACAGCGGCACGTCCAGCGCGTGCTTTGCCACCACGGCCGCTTGGTCACGATAGGTGCGAAAGTGCCAGTGCTCGTTATCCACCCGCAGCTCGCTCGTGATCAGCGCCGGATCGTGCGCCCGCGTGTAGGCGTGCAGCACCCAGCCGTCCACAACACTATTGGCAGCCAGCTCCTGTGCCATGTCGTCAAGGTACTCCAGGCAATCGCCGCTCTCCCAGTTGTAGGGTGCGATGGGCGCGGGCAGAACCAGGTCGTCGGGCCGCACTGCCTTGATGGCATCGTAGCATTTGATGAAGCACTCGGCGTAATCCTCCGGCGTGATGATGCCCGACGGTGGCCGCTCCTGGGAATGGTTGGGCTCGTTACCAATGACCCACGTGTGGCAGCCCTGGCTGCGCGCGACGAACGCGCCGCAGTTGGTGGCGAACTCGCCATACTGCGCTGGGTCCGGTATCGTGCCGTGGCCGTAGGACCAATTGAGCCGCACGATGTTGGTATAGCCCAGCAGCTCGTGGCGCGAATAGTCGCCGCCGTCAGTGCCCGCGATCTCAGTCCACATCAGGTTCCCCGGTGGCGCGACAGGCAGCGCCATCTGGTCGCGGATGCTTGAGACGTGCAGGCCGTGCAGGGCGTGGGTCATCTCCACTCCTCCGCCCAGGTGCCATAGAACCGTAGCTGGCGCCCGTCGGGTGTGGTGAACGCCCGCAGCAGTAGGTCATCTCTCAGCGGCCAGCCGTGCGCGTGCAGGTCCGCCAGCGAGAGCATAGCCTGCGCGCCGCCGGTAATGTCGTCCTCGTGTAGCACCATGTCCGCCAGGTCAATTGCCCAATCGGCGGGCTCGGCGACGTTCACATAGCCGTGGAAGCGATCGCGCACCACGTCGGCGACGCTGGCCCAGCGCCCATTCTGCCAGTCGGATTGGTATAGGTTCACGGCGGTATGTCCGATCCACAGGCCGCACAATGCCCGATCGGTGAACAGTCCGGCCCCTTCGCCCTGGATAGCGCGGGCGAGCAGCAGCACGTCATCGCCGGGTTGGCTCATCAGCGCGAGCGCTTGCTGCAGCAGCAGGATGGCCTGGGAGATTTTCGTCTCAGCCTGGTTCACTGTCCGCCTCCTGTGGTTCCGCCTCGGCCTCAATCTCCGCCCGCACGATGCGCCGCTGCAGCTCGTGCTCGATGAGCTGCATCATCTGCAGGGCGTCGGCATCAGCCAGGCCCTCGCTCACGACGAATGTCACGCCGCCTTGCTCCTCAAAAACGGTGACGATATGCGCCATGTCTCCTCCTATGCCAGTGTGTAGATGGGGATGAAATAGTCCTGGCTGGCGATCTGCGCGCCGTCGTCCTGCACCTCAATGCGCAGCCAGCCCGCCCGCGTCGCGGTAGTTACTTCGACCTCGGCGATGATGTTGTTGCCCAGGCCGGTCGTTGCCTGACCGCGAAACATGATCAGCGGCTGGTCCACGTCGGCCTGGTAGAGGTACAGGGGCGGGATGGCTCCGGATGCATTGGATTGCGTGCTGTCCAGCTTGCCCAGCGGGTTGGTCGTGCCGATGCCAAAGCGCTCCGTGTCGGTGACGACGGCGCTCGTGTAATTGTTGGCATAGATGTAGGTGCCCTGGTCGGTCCACAATCCGGTCCCGCCGCCGGCAGTCAGGTCATCCCAGCCGGTGCCGTTGTAGTAGTAGAGATTGTGGTCGGCGTCGGCATATATCTCGCCTTCCGTCGGCGTGCCGGGAGTAGTAACCGTTGAGAGCCTGAAACTGCCCGCATCGGTGAAGATGAACCTATCCCCGACGGTCGTCCTCCATATTCGGAGATCGTCGCCTGTCGGATTGTAGATCACATAGTTGTTGCCCGTCCCGTCGCGCGGCAACAATTGCAGGCCCGCCTGCGCACCAGACGATCCAATCTGCCCGACGACATCGAGCTTGAAACTAGGCCCTGTCGTTCCGATGCCAACGTTGCCGCTGGTGTCAATGGTTAGATGCGCCGCCGCCGTGAGCGTGGCATCCTGGTAGTTGGCCAGGCCCGCCGTGCTTGCCAGAATAAAGTCGCCATCTGCAGCACATGCGATGACGAGTTCTCTCGTGCCGCTGCGGAACAGGGAAATGACCGGTGCCATATTGGCGGTAGATAGGCCAGTAACCTTGAGGGTGTTTTGAGCGTCCAGATTGCCGATCTGCAGCCTCGTCGTTGGGTTGGTTGTGGCGATGCCGATACGGTTGCTTCCATCATCGTAGACAATCGAGTCGCCCAGGGATGTCGAGCCCGTCCATTTGGGGATGTAGCTCGTCGTGCCCGAACCGGTCACGCCTCCGCCGCCTGCGCCGGCCAAGTCCTCCCAGGCGGTCCCGTTGTAGAAGTAGATGTTGTGATCCGTGCTGTTCACGTACACGTCGCCCTCAGCGGGCACACCGGGCGCGCTGCCGGGCGTAAACTTGAGGTAGGCAAAGGTTGGCGATGCAGCCGCTTTCACCGACTGGTCGAACCAATCGCCCAGCGTCACATCATCCGAGAGTGTCAGCGTCCGGTCGGCGTCGCCCATCACGAGGTTGAATACCCGATCTGCGGTCGCGTCCTCGTTGTAGGTGAGGGCCAGCGTGTTGTCCGCGCCGGTGTCCTGTAGCTTGAACGTCGGCGCGATCAGGTTGGTAAGGACGGTCATATCGCCAGCAGCGTCGGTGTCTAGTGCCTGCGGGCTGCCGTCTGAGGCATACAGTTCGCTGATCTGACCGACAGAGCCGCGTAGCGACGGCACGAACGAGCCGCCCGCCGTCTCGCAAAAGCCGACCACGATCCACTCGTTGCGCTGCCCGCCGACCAGGCGTCGCGCCCATACGTAATCGCCAACGGAGAGGTCGAACACCGCACCCGACGCGCGGCCCTGGCAATAGATCGTCTCGCCCGTATCTTCCAAGACCAGCTGCAGCCCCGCCGTGTCCCAGTTGGTGATGCTGGTTACGCGGGCGCGCCGCAGTGAACTATCCTCGAATGCCTGCTTGCGAGATTGAGCGTGTAGCGCCTGGCCGACGAGGTTGCCCCTAGTCATCGCTGTTTTCTCCCACGTCGTTGGGTGACTGGTTGCCACGCTGCGACAGATGCACGTTGCCGCGCCATGTGCCCAGGCCGGGGTCGATGGTGTAATCAAGGCTCGTCACATAGAAGCCACCTGCAGCAGTATAGGCGATCTCGGTGTTTGTGACGCGGTTGGCATCCGGCGTGAACGTCAGCGCGCAAGGCGTGTACAGGTCCACGCAGTGCATCAGGAATAGCTGCAGGTCAACCTGTGTCGTGCCACACACTTTGTGGAAATATCGCGCGGCCCACGTCTCAAGCGTCGGCGCATCCTCACAGATGAGCCCGGTCAGCTTCTCCAGGCTGCCGGCGGATTCAATGTTCACATCGCTGGGATAGCGCGCCCATATCTCCGATAGGTCGCTTTGGATGCCCGTCAGGACGACCTGCTGCACCGGGGGATCGGGCAATGCCGAGCCGTTGCCGCCGGGGTTTGGGTCGGCGTATTGTTCCAGGTCGATGGCCTCGAATAGCTCCTTGGTCCAAGTGAGGTTGTTCGTGTACTCTGGCGGTCCCTCGCTGCCTCCCTGCTCGTAGTCTATCCACCATCGAACGTCGGCATCGGGGATGACATGGAAGTCGCCTAGACGAGTCGTGTAGCACGCGCAAAAGCTGCGTTTGGCAACATCCTCTACCACGTCCCACATTGGACCGCGCGATAGTTTCAGATTGGTGATGGTCGTGGTATCCGCGAATAGCCAGCAGTTATGGCGCTGGTTGAACTCGTCCATCAGCACCCACCAGATCGGGTCGAGTACCTTTAGGCTGGCATCGGTCAGGTCGTCACCGCTGCCCGAGGTGGCGAACACCATTTCGAGCAGCGTCGCGCGTCGCATCATCTTTTCCACGCTGTGCAGCGTGAACTCCATGTAGGTGTGCATGTGGTCCTCGTGGACGCGCCGAGGATCTACCACGTAGCCATAGAATACGCCGTGGCTCCACTTGTAGCCGCCGAACGTATCCTCACTGCCATTCCAGTAGTCATCCACCTTGAGCAGCACGCCGGCATTGCGGTCGAAGGCGTCCACATCGCCGTAAGCCCTGACCGTCATCTCCCAGCCGCCGCTCTGGATGTCCGCGTGAAACGAAGTCACCTCGCCGACATTCAGTTCCGCCGTGCCGTAGGCGACATAGGCATAACAAGGTTGGCCGCTGCCATCTGTAGCCAGTTCGATGGTGGCATAGCCAGAGCCCGAAGCAGGAGCAGTGTAGGTTGCAGTCCCATCGGAATGGTCCACCAATCCGCCGCTGCCCGCTTCCAGGGTGAAAACATGCCCCGTCGCCGCCGTGCGGTCGTGCTGCTGGCTGTCGTTGCCGTCGAGGACGATCGCACCCGAGTTGGCGACCCAGGCGTGGCGGGGGTAGATGTTGACCATATCGAGCCACGAGATCGCGCCGCCCATAACGGTAATGATGCCTTTAGGATACCACGTCGGCAACACGACGAACTGGCAGTCCACCCGCTGGTGGGTGGACTTGAGCTTGGCGAGCTGGGGGCCGCTAAGTTCTGGCATCGCCTATCCTATGATCACGATGTGCATACTGACGCCCATGCGGAGCGTTTGGCCCCACGTCCCGCGTGGCTCCTCCGCATAGGCCACGACCGACCGGAACGAGGTCGGCCCGCTGCCCGCGCGGTTGGGGATCTGGAACGTGCCGGAGGTATCCTTGTTCGTGTTCCACCGGCCCCACAGGTCGGCGTACTCAGCCACCGTCAAGGCATTCCACGTCAAGTCGCCCTGCTCGTAGCCCTGCGCTACTGGCTTGGCGCTGGCCAGCCGCCCCACGACGGGCGGCGGCACCGGAGTATAGGTCGCCGGATCGGGGCACGTCGTCAACACGCTGCCCCACGCCTGAAAGTAGCTGCTCATACGCCTGCTCCACTCCACGCCGCAAACGAGGCCGACGATGGCCCGCCGCCGGCCCAGCCGCTCACAATGTCGCTGTTGTTGCGCCCGATCTCGTCTTGAGTATAGGCACGCAGCGCGCCCTCGTCGTCCACGGTCACGTGGACCTCGACCTCTTGTTTCTGGCCAGGCTGAATGCCGCTGACGCCGCTGAACCACTTATTGCCCAGTTCCTCGCCGCCGAGCAGGCTCCCCAGGCCGTAGGCGCCGACGCTCAGTACATTGCGCGTAGACTGTACGCCGTGCTCCTGGCCCCACTGGGTGCGGCTGATGGCCTCATTTCCTGCCAGCCCCAGGCCCACGCCGCCCAGGATAGAGCCTGCCACGCCAAGGCCCGTCACGCCCCCGGCTGCCGCTGCTCCGCCTGCTGCTGCTTCCCCAGCCCCGGCAGCTGCTCCGCCGCCCAGCAGCTTGCCAGCGCCCTTGAGCGCCAGGCCGCCGAGCAATCGCCCGCCGCCCCCCGGCCCTAGCGCCACCGCGCCGCCGATCATCAACTTTTGCGCCCAGGCCGGCATCGCCGCGAACCGTGCGATCAGGTCGCCGACAGCAGAGGCGATGTTCATGATGCTGTTGGCGATTGCGTCCAGTTTATCCAGGGTCAACCATTCGAGGAACTTCTGGATACCGCCAGCCAACCACGTGCCGAATGCCTCCGCCAGGCCGATCACCATGTCCTCATTGTCCTGCAGCCAGTTTAGCAGATTGTTGAATGGCCCGGCCAGCGCCTCAAGCACTTTCAGGCCCACCGTCTGCCGGAACTCAAGCCACTGGTTCTGCAGCTTCTGTAGCTGATTGGACATCGAGTTGCCGACCAGGCTCATCATCTTATCAGATGCGCCCAGGCCCGCCAGCAGGTCATTGATCGCGCCGGTGCTGAGGCCCTTCTTGAGATTCTCCGCCAGATTCTTTCCACAGGCGCTTGTTTCGCCAGCCGAGCGGCTCACCGAGGTGTACGTGCCCAGTTGCTTTTCTCCGAACCACGCAACCTTGTCGATGGCTTTATTGATGGCGTCTGCCGTTTCCTTGGACACCTTCGAGAGATCGCCGAAATAGCTAAGGGGCACTTCGGTGCCTTCGTCCACGGCAACGCGAATCTTGGCTATCTCGCTATCGGTCAGGCGAGCCACCTTTTCAACCAGCGCGCTCGTCTCGGAGGATACTTGACCGGCAGCATCGCTTGCCACGCCGGCCAGCTCCTCCAGCTTCTCCTTGGGCACATCCAGCAGCATCGACGCGCGCGAAAAGTCGCCCTCGCGCAGTGCAAAGATAACGCCAAGCTGGCGCTGCTGCGGCAGGTCGGGACGCAGCGAGTTGATGCGGGCCAGGGCCATCGCATACTCGTTCGCCATCGTTATATCGCCCTCAGAGATGACGGCGAGTGAAACGGCCTGGCCCTGCAGATCCTTGAGGTTGAGCCCAAAGCGGTCGGCGGTGTCGCTGAGCTGGCCCAGGAGTGCGTCGGCCTGCTCGCTGCTGCCCATGATGCCGATGAGCGCGTTCCTTGTCTTTTCCAGCTCCATCGCCGGCTGCAGGAAGGCGCGCGCGAACGTGCCGGCCAGGCTGATTACCGTCTGCAGTGCCTCGCGCACGTAGAAGATGTTTTTGGACAGGTCGAGCATCGACCGTCCAGCAGACAGCGCACCATCACTCAGCGTCTTGCCGAAGTTATGCTTGCTGAGCGTATCCAGGGTTTTCTTGGCCTGCTGCGTGTCTTTTTCGAGCGGCTTGAGATCGCCGACGAAGCGCACCAGGGCGCTTGCTACTTCTTGCGCATTAACTCCCATCCTGTGCCTTCCCCATGCCATCCAAGACGGCCATCACCGACATGACGTCAACCACGCTCAGGCTGTCGATGTAGGTCAATGTCCAGTTGAACCGCTGCGCCAGCAGCACGCGGATCACGTCCCATTCCATCGCGCCCCCGTGCCTCAGCTCGAGGTAGGTGCGCTTGGCGAGTTTGGGAGGTCGCCCCCGACCTTCTCCAGATGCTCGTTCACGATGTCGAGGATCGCCCGGCGCAGCGCCCCGTATTCGGTGATCCAGTCGAGCGCTTCCCACGCCTTGAGGTCGTGGCAGTCGCCCGGCGCGGTCCAACTCTCGACAAAGGCCAGGAGCGGCTGTGTGTCACGCTCGAAGAACCCGGTCTGGAGCTGGCCCTTGAGGATCTCCACGAAGGCGCCGTGGAACCGCTGTGCTGGGAATGCGCCGTGAACCACCTCGGCCTCATAGCCCCCAAACTTGACGGTCTTGGTGAGCTTCAGCGCATCGGCCATTAGTTGAACCCGTGCGTGATGGCCGACTGCGGCAGGAACGTGATCGCCCAGGTCGCCACGTCGTTATAGGGTATTGTCTCGGTGCGCCCGCTGACGTAGCAGGATACCGATCCGTAACGATAGCCGGTGGCCGTCCCCTCAGGATACCACACCAGCGTGCCGGTGCCCTCTGGCACCAGGCCGGCCCACGTGGCCGTTCCTGCCGTGCCGGTGATGCTCACCAGCTCCAGGGCGATGTTGGCGTCCGTCTGCGTCGGCAGGTGCCGCACGTAGGCATCCGCGCCGCTGGTGCCGTCCGCGTCGTTGACCGTCTCCGTGATCGTGAGCGTGCGGAAATCCGCTTCGAGGGCGTCCGCGTTCCACGTCACGACCAATGCTTCGCCAGTATGAGATGTAGAGCTCATGATGTCCCTTCCTCTAGGCGCACCCGATAGATGCCGCCTGCATGATAGAATCGCTGGCCCTCTGCCGACGATTCGACATATCGCACCGGGCGCACCCGCTCCTGAAACAGGACGCGGTAGCCCGAAACGCTCAGGTTGCTTGCCGTGCCCGGCCCGACGGCGTGCAGCAGCGTATCGATCTGCGCCGCCACGCTGCCAGCGTGGGCCATGCTCGTCTGGTCCACCACCTTGACCTGGTACTCCTCCTGGTGGCGCCTGTGGCCCGGCTCGTCGTTGGCGTCGAGCCCCGCCGCCAGATTGAACACGACGCACGGATAGCTGGCCCCGGCGGGGATGACGGTGTTGTAGACGCTCGCCGTGCCCGCCAGGAGTGCCGTCAGCGCCGTGCCGCCGGTCAGGGTGGTGTAGAGCGCGGCTTCAGTTGGCGATTCAGGTACGGTCATAGCAGCACCCCCGCGCGGTGAAGCGAGCGCGTGAACACGTCCCACTGCTGCGTGAACGCCGGCAGCAGCATCGGCGTCGCCGGTATCCAGGCGCTCGTAATCCAGTGGTGGAAGCCGTGCTCGTGGAACCACGCATACCCACACCCGTAGTCACCCACAGCCCAGCTAAAGCGCCCCTCTTTGCGCGCATCCCAGGAGTTCTTCATCAACCCTGTATCCACGCGCACCGTGTTGGCGGAAGCCTGGCTTGCCGTGTCGCGCGCCGTTTTCTCGATCAGATCCTCCACCTTGAAGCCCATCCGCCGGACCATCCGGTCCAGCTTGTTGTAATCGACCTTGACCTCAAAGTCAGCCATCTAGTCGCCTCAGTTGCGCCGCGCGTAGGAATACCCATTGCACGCTGCTGTCCTTGACGTGCGTCACCTCGTAGGTCACGCCACCGGCCACGACGCGATCGCCCTCCGCAATGGCCTGGTCGTGCATCACATTCAGCGTGTAGCTGTCGGGATAGCTCTCGCGCTCGCCAATGATGCCCAGCGCTGCCGCGCGGCTGTCCACGCCCAGCCGGCAAGGCACATTCTTGTAAGTATCGGCCCACGTCTTCGTAAAGCTGCCCAGCCCATCGGCAGTGAGCGTCAGCGTTTGGATGGTGCAGGTCTGGTCGAGAATCTGCTCCTCAAAGTCAAGCCGTATGGATTCCAGTTCGCCGTCAGTTAAGGTCACTGCGATACATCCTTGTCATGCCGCCGCCTGCAATGCCGCTCTTGCTATCCATTATCGTCGCCTGCCGGATGCAGTGGTCGAACATCTGCGAGCGAGAGAGCGAATGCTCCCCCTCGCGGATGTCATAGTACAGGGCCACGTTGGACGCGCGCGTGCGCCAGATGTCCGCCGCCGCCGCGAACACGTCGTAGGTGTTGTAGCGCACGGTCATCGTCGTGCCGCGCGTGTCGGCGGTGAAGGTAATCAACCCGGCCTCGTAATTGGTCGTGTAGGTCGCCGTCCCGGCCAGCGTGCCGGCACTGTCAAGCACCGACCAGTTTGCCGTGCCGCTCTCCGCTTCCTCCAGATAGCCGTGGGATAGCTTGTAATCGTGGTAAGCCGTCGAGCCGCCCACATTCACCGGGATAGGCGATGCCTGCTCCATATACTCCACCCGGTGCAGGTCGAGCTGGTCCTCGATCAGATCGTCGGTCCAATAGGTGCGGGTGCCATATGTCCACTCGTCGGTGTTGGCGTTCGCCAGCAGGCGCACCCGCTGGATCAAGTTACCCATGCCATCTCTAGCCATAGTCTATCCCTCGCTGCGCTATCTCCTCGGCCATTCGCTGCGCTCGCCTCTCCGGCGGCCCGCCTGCGTGCCAGGCGCGAATGTGGCAATCGACCGGCCCGTCCAGAACCACGGTGCTATTCCACACATCGTCCATCCGCGTACACAGCCCCGACCAGCGCCGCATCTCGAGCAGATCGTTCATGATGGCCTGCTGGTAATGCGGCCAATGCCCTGGCGCTCCCTTGAGCACGTCTCCGAGCCAGATGCGGGTGGCCAGCGTGTTGCGAATGAACAGCACGCCACAGTTGAAATGCGGCGGGTTCGGGTGCCTGCACATCCCCAGCCTGGCCCAGGAGGGCAGCGCCTCGTGAAGCTCCGCATCGTCCACGATCAGCGCGTCCGCATCCACCCAGTAGACCCACCGCGTGCCGGGTTCGTCCATCAGGTTCAGCATATGATAGACCGCATCCCAGTGGCCGGTATATCGCAGCAGCGTCGCGCCGTCGTAGCGTCGGTACTCTAGTCCGTGCCGCTGCGCATAGGCTTGGTGGATTGGCGCGGACACGTCCAGGCAGCACTGGTATTCGTCACGCGCGTGCTGCAGCAGATAGTCAGTCGGCACTGCCGGGCCCGCCGTGTATCACTATGCCGGACATATCCCACTCGATCTCAAGCATCTTCTTGTCTACCAGCGTCTCTACGTAGGCGACGGCTACGTCGTCATAGGGCAGATCCAACACGATACGTCGCACCAAGCCAGGGTCAATCAGCAGCGCTGAGGCAACTTTGTCTAGCAGACTAATTCCCACTATCGCGTGCGTCTTCGCCACGTATTTCCTCCTCCACTTCCTCAAGGAACGGCGCCCAGTAATCCCGCACGATCACATCCCAGCTATAGTGTGACGCCGCCTGCTGCCCTCTCGCGCCGTGGTGTTGGCGATAGTCCGGCGACCAGCGATAGATGCTCTCCATCGCCCACAGAATATCGTCCACGCCGGGTACGGCATTCCACGAGTTCATTGGCGTCCATTCGAGCTGCATGGGTTTGACCATGAGCCCGTTCCACGTTAGCTCGGGCATGCTCACCCACTTGGTCGTGATGACCGGCGTCCCGCACGCCTGGGCCTCCACAATCGGCAGCCCAAAGCCCTCGGCGTGCGACGGTGACAGGTGGCAGTCAGACGCACGGTAGACCGCCGCCAGATAGTCCTCGCCCAGCGCGCCGATCGCATTCAGGTATTGATTCGGGAACCGCACGCTGTCCTCGGGCAGCTCAAGGCGCTTCAGGATCTTCTCAAAGTCGACGCCGCCCGATGCATTGGTATGCGTGTGCACGTACAGCAGCGCTTCCTCGTGCCTGGCACGGAACTGCTTGAACGCCTGCAGCACCTCGGGAAATGACTTGCGCGACGGCATCGACTTGTTGGCTGCGACCATCGTCAGCACGTAGGCGTCCTGCGGCCATTCGAGCTTGTCGCGTGCCTCCGCTTTGGTGATGGTGGCGTTCAGATACTCGTCGCTGATGCCCAACGGCATGTAGCGCGCCTCAAGCCCAGCGGCCTCCGCCGCCCGCGCACCGTGCTGTGAGTACACCAACGGATAGTCCGACGTCGCCGCCCGGTCCACGACGAGCTGTTGGATCGGGTCGTGGTCCACCGGGAACCACGGTGCGAACTTGGCGCCCACCTCGTGGATCATGTCGGCGTAGTTGTCGGGCAGCACCCATATGTCTTGCAGCGACACCAGCAGGTCCGCGTCGTGGTGCTTGATGTGGCCCTGGATGATGTCGAGGCCCCACGGGTCGTGCAGCCCCGGGTAGATGCGTATCCCGTCGGCCTCGATGCACGACCCCTGCAAGCCGTACCACGCGAACTGTGCCACGTCGTGCCCCAGCGCGCGCAGCCGTGGCAGCAGGTGCTTTGCCTGGACGCCGTAGCCGGTATTGGCCCACAGGGCGTTACTGCTCCATAGGATTCGCATTCAACGGTCCCTCACCGGCACGATGCCGCTGCGCTCGTCCGTGCGACCGGCGGAGGTCACGATCTTGCAGGCCACGATATAGTCCTGGTATGCCGTGCCGCCAGAGAGCCATACCGTCACCGACGTGTTCGTATCCGTCAGGCTTGACGAGTCCACCGTGATACCATCCGGCACCGTGATGGTGTGGTCGGTGATCGTCTCCCCGCTGCCCAGCCAGTCGCCATCGTCGGCGTCGCCTGAGCCGTTGGTCAGCGCCTTCCAGTCAAACACGAAATCGAGCACCGCCGACGGGTCCTTTTCAGGGAACTGATAGAACGCCATGGCTCACCGCCTATACTGGCTCGGCTATACTGAACAGCCCGTTGCTGCCGTCCATGTCCACCAGCAGCGTCTCGCCGCTGTGCAGGGTGATCGAGCTGCCATAGTCCCAGTAATTGACTAGTGGATCGGCTGGCACCGTCACCGTGTCGTCATAGACGTACACGTACCTGAATGGTCCCACGTCGCCCGATGCCGTCAACGTGATGTCCCCCAGGACCAGATTGTAGGTGCTGCTGGTCTGGCTGCTCAATATCGTGGTGATGTCGCGCGACGAGCAGTTGGTATAGGCGACCTCGGTGATGTTGGCCAGGATGCCGTCGCCGTCGCCCGTCGGGTCGGTGGATTCTGCCCCTGGCGCCGTGTTCGAGAGCGCGATCACAAACTGGTCGCTCTCCAGGTCCGCGTTCTCGACCATGTTCTCTAACCAGTCTGGAATGAGTACGAACGTTGCCATGATTGTCTCCTATGCGTTGATTACATATGTCCGATCTTCGGCGGCGATCGCGTCTATGCGATCTTCTGCGACGATGACGTATACCCGATCCTCAGCCGCGATGACGAATATCCTGCTATCTGGCGTGACGACCGCCGGCGCACCCGAGTACAGGAACGTCACGTCATAGCCGGTCAATTCCAGGGTGCCCGTTTCCGCTTGCAGCACCCTGCCCAGCACCAGTGCTGCGTCGTTGCCCGTAAGCTCCAGGCTCCCCGCTTCCGCTGTCAGCACATAACCGTGTACGATCTCCGCGTCGTGACCGGTCAGCACCACGGCCCCGGCCTCGGCGCTCAGCAGCCGCGAGACGATAAGTCCGGCGTCCTGCCCGGTGAGCGTGAACGTGCCCGCGTCTGCGGTCAGCGTGTACGTCGGCCCACCAATGGGCGTGTAGGTCAGCGTCGCATCGCGCCCGGTGAAGGTCAGCGTGCCGGCCTCGGCGTTCAGCAGGCGGCTCACCAGCAAGCTCGCGTCGTGGCCAGTCAGCTCCAGCGCGCCGGTATCTGCACTCAATAGGCGGCTGGCGATGAGCCCAGCATCGTGACCTGTGAGCTCCAGTGCGCCGGTGTCTGCCGCAAGCTGGCGGGAAACAAGCAGGCTTGCATCCTGCCCCGTAAGCTCCACATTGCCCGCGTCTGCCGCCAGCGTGTATCCCCGGTAGAGTCCGGCGTCGTAGCCCGTGAACTCGAACGCACCTGCGTCGGCGGTCAGCACCCGTGCTGCGGTCAGCCCTGCGTCCTGCCCTGCAAGCTCCAGGCTCCCTGCATCGGCGGTCAGCGTATAGGTCGCTCCGCCCGCCGCCGTGTACTCGACCACCAAGGCCGGACGATCTCCGGTAGTCGCATATTCTGAACTCGCAGCAAGAACGTCTTGGTCATCCGTTCTAATCAGGATCATACCGCTGTTCGGACTGAAACCGAACCAATCAGAAATATCTGCCAGCGACATGACCTCATCGCCATAGTCGCCTATGGTATCGCTATATGAGCCTAGCGCTGACGCCTCATAGTCTGTCCCGCTCGTGCCGCATCCTGCACTACCGGCCCACGCTGTAGTTACTCCGCCCGATCCATCTGCCTCTTTCGCGTCCCAGCATGGCTCTCCTGCCGCTGCCTGTGCGTAATTTGTTGCGCCCTCAATCCAATCTCCGTTTGCCTCCAGCACGCGATGCGCCTCATTGGATACAGTCTTAGAGGTAGTGAGGCTCGTCAGAGTTAACGTGGCGCTGTTGAACGTGGCGTCCGCCGGAATAGCCGATAGATCGAATCGAATCAAGGTGCTGCCGCTGCCAGCAATCGCAAATCGGTCTCTAGCACCGTTGTTGTAGGTAGGTTTCCCCGAATAAATCCACGTATCGCATGCAGTATCTACATCCCCACCATAGCCATCGGTGAACGTTGGGTCGAACACCAGGTCGCCCGCAGGCAGCCCCACCAACGTATCGCAGCGCACGCCGATGACGAGAAAATGGTTGCCGCCGTCGCTATAAAATCGCTTGCGGATCGGAGCGCCCTCATCTGTCCCCGGCACGCTCACGGTGTCCAGCGGCATCAGTGCCAGCACGCGGTCCAGCGCGTCCCGCAGCTCGATGCGCTCGCCATCGTCGGCAAAATCATCGTCTGCCGATTGGAGGATGCCCGCTCTCACAATGCGCGGTATATCGCTCCAGTCCAGCCGGAACAGGAACGAGAACCACGTCTCGTCAATCGGCGTGGTCGGTGGGCGGTTGGCGGCGATCCACTCTCTAGCCGCCTGGTTGACCTTGATCTCCTCTTTCAGCCCGCGCCCCTCGACGTGCCACGAGATGCCGATGGACCCGCCGCCTGGTGTGGCCCAGAGGTTGGCCCAGGTCGCGTGGGCCTGGACAACAATCTCATCACCATTGGGGCCGATGGTCAGGGCGTCTGTCTGCTGGCTGAGATTGAGCCGGTTATACGTCGCCAGCCCGCCGATGTCCTGCCAGTCCCGCGTGGGACCGTGGATATAGCCGACTCGGTTCAGCCTATACTTGAACCAATGAGCGCCCTTGCGCCCACCGAACCCGACCCAACCGTCCTCGTTGCCGTGGTTGAGGAGGTCGCGGCCCAGGGCATAGTGCCAGCCCATCGTCTCCACACGCCAACCGTCGAATGCGGCAGTATCAACGCGAACGGGCGTGGCATCTATCTCGGCGTCGAGAACGCCGGAATCGAGCGCAGACTCATAATGCAAGCGCGTTTTCAGCACCGTGTGGAAGCTGCGCTTGTTCCCGTCTGCGTATGTGCGGCTGGTTGTGCCGCGTTTCTCGATTAGCTCAGTCCAGGCCACTACTATCCTCTGCCCCCTCACCGTGGGGGCGGTTCATCGCCTCGCGCCTCAGCTTGCCCAGGCTAGATGCATGTATGCGACGTTGATCTGCGGCGTGGTGCCGGTCAGGGCGACATAGATGCCATTGGTGACGCTGATTGGCGACGCCGGGCAAAAGCTCGCGCTCAGCCCGATACCTACGCCCAGCTTGCAGATGACGGTCCCGCTGCCCGCCGTGTTGTCGTATAACGTCACCGTTGCCGCGTCGGCGCCAGCACAGATGTTGACGGCTACCAACGCACCGGAACCGGTCAGGGCGGCGCCGGCTGTCGTGCGGCTCGATACCGAAACAGGTCGATCCATGATGTCCTCCAGGTAAGGGGCGGGCCAATCGCGCACCCGCCCCAGTCAAAGGGACGATTACGCCTCGCCCCATACGCCCACGACCTGGACGTTCAGGACGCCAAAGGTGCCGGTGCCCGTCTCGTCATAGGCCACGTTCAACACTTGCCCGGCGGTCAGCTCGTTCGCGCTGACGGTAAACGCCTTGGGGAGCAGGCCCGTCCAGCCAGGCGTTCCACCGATGGCCGCAGCGACGGCAGTCGTGCCCGTCCCGGCGGTGCCCCCGTTTTGGAGGGCAACGGTGAAATAGTTATCCGTCGCGGCTGCCACATCGTCGGCAGTCACAGCGGACGCGCTCAGGATGGTGAACTGTCGCCCGGTCGGCACGTACAGGACCGGGTAAATCTGGTCCGCCGCCGGGTCAGCCGAGATGTTGAAGTTGATCACTACTGGTGCTTGTGAAGGAAACATTGTCATTTCTCCTTAGCTGCCCGCCGGATCGCTGGCGTCGCTGGTGATGTAGTACCCGTAGGTGCTGCGCCGCACGCCGTGTGCATAGCCGGCGGTCATGTTGAGCTCGGTCGCACGCAAGGACGCATCGCGCTCGGCCTCCAGCCGTGGCGCACGCCGCGTGTCCAGCGCCAGCGCCTCGCGGTGGAACACAGCGCCTACCGCGTCGTCGGTGGCGTCGATGGTGATGTTGGCCGACGTGAACCACGTCATGCCCAGCCAACGGCCCACGGCGTAGGAGCGCATAGCCTCGTTCGCCACGTCGCCCAGGAAGTCGTAGGTCGCAGCAGGCCGGCCCAGCTCCACCCAGATGTCGTGCCACTGGTATGGATGCAGGACCGCATAGAACGGCCCCGTGCTCTTTGCCGCCGTCGAGGCGAGCACATAGGCCGCTGCAAGGTAGCTGTAGTTCAGCGCGTTGCCCGCGCCCGGCCCCGCCTCAGCGGTCAGGCTTGCAAAGTCGCTCAAGATGTCCACGTCGATCTTGGTGGCGATGGCGCCGCCCAGCTCAAGCGAGACGGTACGCGTCGCATCCTCCTGGTCCGACTCGATGTGCTGGTCGGTCAGGAGCGCCTGGGCGATGATCTCGCCCGGCGTCAGCGTCGCACCAGCGCTCTTGGTCCAGGTCGTCGGCGCGTTATAGTCCACCGCGTCGGCGATGCCCTCCGCCGTAATGGCGGGTCGCACCGGCACGTTGCGGATCATAAAGCCCGAGCCGCTGTAGTTGAAAACGAGATTGCTCATGAGGTTCTGCTCACGAGCGACAAACATTGCATCCTCGAATATCTCAGGGAGATAAGACGAGATGCTGGTCAGTTGAGAGATAGCCACTTATGGCCTCCTATTGTTCCGGTGTGATCACCCCGCCGCCCGGCCCGCCGAACATGGTGTTCTTGTGCCCGTAGAACAAGCGGTCGAGCTTTTGCTGTCGCGTCTCGCCCCCGGCGCCGTCCGCCGGATTGGTCGGGGTGATTCTGTTTTTGGTATCGGTCGCCGTCAGAAAAGGACGCTCTTTGACGATCGCCTGGATCGCCTCTGCCAGGCCCTCCACGTTGCCGTCGTCGTCCACCTCCAGGGTGTCGGCGTCGATCAGCGCGGTGACAATATCGAGCGCGTCGGGACGAACCCCGGCCTTAGTCGCGGCGATGGTGGTCGCGTTGCGCACGACCATCCGCTTGGCGTTGACCTCGGCCTGCTCGGCCCTGTCTTGCAGTTTCGCAACGGTCGCCTGCAGCCGCTCAAGCTCGGTCATCTCAGCCTCTTTCGCGGCCTCCTGGGCCTCCTGAGATTTCCGTAGCTCTGTGCGGTACTTGGCGGCCTCGCGTCGCGCTCGCTTCAGTTCAGCCTGCAGCGCCTCTGCATCTAGTGTTGATTCGGTAGCGGCTGGCTCCTGGCCTTCCGTTTCTTCTGTGGGCTCCTGGCCCGGTGTTTCCTCAGTCACTTTGACCTCCTGGGTCGTCTAGCTATCAGGGACGGGCATAGAACCCCGCCGCCTCGTCGCCGAGCGCTGCCTTGAGACTCCTGGCGTGGCGCATCGGGCCATAGACCTCATCATCCTGCACGCCGACGATGCCACGAGGACCCTCGTCCATCGTCAGCTCACCGGCCTGGTAGGCACGGAACCTTGCCGCGCCGAGCACTTGCTGCTTGAATGCGTCCGGCTGCGACGCGAACCACTGTGCGCCATTCTCCACCCGGTCGGCAGGTGACACGTCGCCCTCGACCGGCTCAATCCCCAGCATCTCGGCATAGGTCGGCGTCTTTATGATGGGCGCGCAGCGACCGTTGTAATGGTCGTTCAGCACCTCGTCGGGCGGATGCTGCGTGCCGTGCATCGCAATGCAAGCCGGGCAGGTGCGCGGATCGCCCAAGTGCGCGTGCCACGTCCACCCGCGATAGAGCGCTGGATTCTCGCTCCATGACTGCTGCTTGGCCGTGCGATAGCTCCAAATCTGCGCCGTGCGAATCGTGCGCAGCGCCCACTCTAGCCCCACGCCCATCTCGCGCTTGACCGTCCTGGCTGTCTCGCGCGGATTCTTGCCCAGCGCGACGTTCTCAAGCAGCTTGTCCGCCACGCGCTGAGCCACGGCGCTGCCCAATTCCTTGTCGAGCTTGGAGCGCAGCGGCGACCCTTCCTCAGTCATCCCCAATAGCTGCTCGACAGCCTGGTCGGGCAGATTGCGCCACACGCGCTCTAGTCGCTGCACTGGTACGGCGTCGAGCGCCAATTGTACCTCGGCCTTGGCGTCCTTGAGCGCCTGGGCCACGGCCTCGCGCGCGCCCTGGTTCATCTCCGTGCCGGCATAGGCGCCGAAGCGGTCGATCTCCCGGGCGATCTGACGCTGCAGATTGCGGTAGCTATCGAGCGCCTTCATCTGCTCGCGGGTGAGTGCGCCCGTCTCGTTCTCCGCCTCCCAGCGTGCGGTCAGCGCTTCCACGAATGCGCCGAGCCGCTGATAGGCTGCCCCGTAGACGCGAACCAATCGCGCCGCCCGGTTACGTTCGCCCTGCAGCAACTTATCCCTCGCTGCATCGCTGTAGGCAATGACGGGATGCGCCGCACGTCCCTCGCTCACTATGCCCAGCTCCTACGGGCCGGGATGACCTCGTTGGGCGTCGCCTCAATCCCCATCCGCTGCTGCACATCCGACCACCACTTGGCGAAGTCGACGGGCATGATGATGCGCGTCTCGGTCAGCACCGGGTCTGGACGGAGCACCTGGTTCGGCGTCGGCGTACACATGCGCCACAGGTCGCCGATGGTGTCCATCGCCCAGGGGTAGTTCTCGATGTAGGGCAGCAGCGTCTTGAGCATCTCGTGCCAGGTGACGATGCGCGGGCGGTCGAATACGTCGCTCACTACCCACCTCCCTCAAACGCGCCCAGCAGCAGCTCGCCCAGGTTCTGCTCGCCCTGCTTCTCCGCGTCCAGGCGCTGCTGCTCCGCTTCCCAGTCGCGGCCCCTCTCCTTGGCTGCCGTCTCTTTGCTCAGGATGCCCAGGCCCATCTCAAGCTGGATCTCCTGTATCTCCTCCATCCCGTTGAAGTCGAGTGCCTCGCCCCACACCACCTTGGGCGTCACGTCCTCCATCCCCGAGAGCACGAGGATGCGCCGCGCCATCTCGCTTAGGCCGTCGCCGTACAGCGCGCGCTTGGTGTTCAATTTGTCGAGCGCATCGCGGAACAATGAGCGCAGGCCGAAATTAGTGAGCTGGCCCAATTTGTCCTTGAGGCTGGTCATATCGACGGCCCGGTGCTCGCTGTAGAACGCCGCCTGGAGGGCGTTCAGCATCGCCATAGATGAGGACAGGTCGCTCTGCATTTCCAGGTTGAACACCTGCGCCGCCTCATTCGGAATGGTCCACATCTGGTCCACCGACGTGTCCTGTATCTGCGACGCCTGCGCTCCGGTGACGATCGTGCGCGGGTGCGCGTGGTATTTGAGGATGCGCAGCACGTTAGACGCCACCAGGTTCACGCGGTCATTCAGCGACGGGTTCACGAGGTCAGGCTGGCCATAGTAGCCGCGCGGGTTGGGGAGGTTCTGCCAGTCCACGAGGGGTGGGAAGTCCCAGCCCCAGGTGGCGCTCGATACCTCCTCGAACTTGCGCCCACGCTCGGCGAACAGGTCGCGCACCAGCCATTGCCCGTCGGCGACGCCATCGACCAGCTCGCCGCGCACGATGTCCTGCCGGTAGATGTCATCGCCGGCACGCCACTGGATCTTGTAGGCATTCACCACGGAAAAGTCGCCCGGCGCCCAGTAGACAGTACATAATTTGGGGTCCAGCCCGACCAACTTGAGCTCCTCCACCGCCTCGCCATCCATCGCCGGCAGCAGCTTGAGGAAACAATGGCCGCACAGCGCCCCGTACAATGCCAGGTTGTGCAGCAGAATCGGGCCTTTGCTGGCATCCAGCACCTCCTCGATCCGGTCCTCCTCTGGCGTCTGCTGGTTCTCGTCAATGTCGAATGATGGCACCTCGCCCATGAGCATCGACACGGCCTGGTCCACCATTTTGGCGATGAGGCCAATGATCACGTTATCGTTCGGCTGGTCCACGCGCACCTTGAGCGGCGGGCGCATCTCACCGTTGTAGTATTCCCAGGCAGCCTTCTCCTCGCGCTCGCGGTGCGCCTGCTCGTCATGCGCGATGTCCGTCAGCTCGTCCGGCTGCTCCAGGTTGTATTCTCTCAGCTCAGGCATAAAATGGGTTCTCCGCTGGCGCGATGACCGGCTTGATGCCATCCACGTACATCACGCCATAGCGCATCGCGTCCATGCCGTGGTTATCCACATCTACTGGCACTTCCTTAATCGGCTTGCCATCCTTGGCCTGTGGCCAGACATAGGCCGGGAACTCGTCTGCTGTGCAGGTCGGCTTGTAATCGAGCACCAGCGCCGCGTCCTCCTGCACCAGCGAGTCGCGCAGTACGAACAGCCGCGCCCGGTTGTCGCCGGCCTTCGATAGCCGCGCTGTCACAGCCTGTATACCCAGCGAGATGCCCTTGGTCGCTGGGGTCGTCGGCACGCCGTGTCGCTCTAGCGTCGCGCGGTCCTCTGCGTCGTGGTCGCACACAGTCGCCTCGATTCGTTCGCCCTCACTCAGCCGCACAATGTCTCGGGCGTGGTCCTCTACGAGCGTCTGCGTGCGGTAGATTTCACGGTACATGAACATTCGCCCATCACCATCTATTGCCCACCACTGGCATACGAACGGGTTGGTATAGCCAAAGTCCACTGCGCGGATACGCCGCCAATCCGCCGGAATGTCGAAACGGTCAACGTGGTGCAGCGCCTCGCTATAACCATCGTACACCGCGCCCTCGGCCTGGACAGCCTGGCCCAACCATAAACGCTTGTTGCGCAAGCCTGTCAGCCTAGACAATCGCAGCCGCGTTTCCTCGCCCTGCTCGGTCCATTCCTCCGCCTCGTGGTCATAGAGCGTCGGGTTGTCCCGGTGCCAGCTATAGAATCGGCTGATACCCTCGCGCTGGTACATCCAATGTGTCGGGTAGGTCGGGTTCGCATCGCCGATGGTCTGGCTGTAGGGCGTATGCCCCGCCCGGCCCGTCGTGCGCGTGGTCAGCGTCTCCCATTCATCCAGCGTCAGCTCCTCGGCCTGATTGACATAGATGATGTCATGCTCGGCGGATAGGATGCGGCTTGACTTGTCCAGGCCAGCCACCCAAATGCGCGCCCCGGTCGGATAGTCGAACCACTCCGATTTCTCGCCGCCATAGGCGCGAATCGGCGAATCCTCGCCGACCACCTTTTCCTTGAACGTGACCAGCACGGTCGAGTATGTCGATGTTAAGGTCTTTCGTAGGATGACGATAGACGCCTTCGGATACTTGAGCGCGCACAGGTGCAGCTTCCACAGCAACCCGTAGGTCTTGCCCGTCTCTGCCGGACCGATGAGCAGTACCTCGGCGTCCCGGCAGCGGAAGGCGTCGCGGTTCTGCGCGTAGGCGCTGGGTACATTATATGTCGGCGCTGCTGAGGTTTGAGTCAACGAAGTTCACCGTGACCGGGCCACCATCCGGCCCGCTGATCTCCTGGCGCTGCACCGGCTTGCCCAGCAGATAGTCGCTGAGCCACTGGCGCGCCGTCGAGTCGCCGGCCTTGGCACGGGCCACCGCCGAGTCGATGATCGTGTTCCAGTCCGTCACCGAAACACGGCGATACAGCGCCGCAAGGTATTTCTCCTCGACGCTGCGCTTGGGGCGCCCGCTGGGATTGCCCGATTGCCCCTTCTTCCACTGCCCGTTTGACTTTCTCGCCGCTGCCAGTTACCTGCTCCTACTTGCTATCACGCTTCCCTCGCCGTGGGGGCGGTTCAGCCCCGGCGACATCCCCGCCCCACACGGTCCCAAAGGAGGAGAGATGATGTCCGCCTACAGTCGCTCCCATCCCCACCCTCCGCCCTACCTCGGCGGACGTCTCCCCTTACAATTAACCAGTAGCCGTTCTCGAATCAGGCTGCACCCAAAAAGTCCCGCCTGTCGAATCCATATCGAGCACGCCTGGCCCTATCTCAATCTGGCGGTCGAAGTTTGCAAGCGCCTCGTCGCTCAATTCATCCCAGGCCCGCAGACTCTCCAACCAATCATCGTCGCTCAGCCACGTCTCTGCCAGAAGTCGTCGGTTGTGTTCCGAGATGATGGCGTTGCGGACTAGGTAGCCGTACAACCATCCACAAAAGAATGCTGCGATCACTTTATCTTCCTCCACACCCTTCGCTCCCGCCGCGCCTCCGGGTCGTACACCTTCAATGTCTCGTATAATCCCGTGTCCACCAGGTCGTGGCCAGCGCGCTCTTTGGCTGTGCCCGGTGCCACGCCGCCGTAAATCTCCTGCAGCATGTCCACTGTTACGTCGGTAGGCCGCATCACCGGGCGGGCCGACAGCTCGCGGATCTCGGCCAGGATGGCGTCGAGGTCGCCGGTCACAGCGTCTCCCTCGTCCTGATGTCCAGTTCCTCATACAACGGCACAATCTCGCGCAGGCCATCCTCGAACACACACACCACCAGGCCGTGGTCGATTTTGCGCTTGCTGCGCGTGGCCCGCCTCACGTAATCGTCAATGCCCGAGTAGCTGGGCGTAATCACCAGGTCACTCTCCACATCCTGCCCATTCTGGCGGATACGCACCGTCTCGCGCACCCACTCGTGGTAGTGCGCCCGAGCGTACAATCGCGGTGGCACTTCACCGTCCACCAGCTCCTCCATCATCGCCGATCGCAGATAGTAGCGCGCCGAATTGCCCTTGAGCCACTTGCGCCCGCCTGGGAATGGCCCGTGGTGAGCACAGTCGATAACTTGCCCATCTTGTCTATCTAGCGCAATGGAGGCGTGATACAGCGGCCTGGTATCCACCTTCGGGTACTGCTGTGCGAGCCGTTGCGCTACAAGCGTCTCGGTGGCAGACTCCAGGGTGTGCGCCGCCGTCCCGACGATGACGCGCATCGCCTTGACCTTGATGGTCGGATGCTCGTACCACGGGCGCAGGTTGTAGCCCGCCGCGATCACCTGGTCGCTGATGAGCGGTAACGTCAGGTGCGACGGATACTTGGTCCCTTGCGTCACGTCGCCATTGTGGATGACGATCACCGGCGCCTTGCCCGCCAGCTCAGCCACCTGCTCGATATGCGATTGGTAAAGGGTCCACAGGTACGTCTGTGTCGTGTTCAGCCCCGGCGAGTAGTGCTCCCCTACCTCGTCCATCAGCACCGTTGCCGGGTTCAGCAGGCCCAGCTTGTGGCCGGCGTGGGTGTCCGATAGCAGCACCACGATCAGCCTATTCGATTTGCGGCGTTTGGAGGCCATCGCCTATTCTGGCGGCTTGTAGCCGCGCGGAATGGCCCACTTTAGAACCGCATCCAATCGCGCCTGCAAATCGTCTACCCTGCGCCGTAGTGTATCTCGCTCCACCTCCAGCGCCTCGACGCGTGCCTGCAGCACCCGCTTTTCAGCCTCGATGACCTCGATGCGATGGCTCA